GGATGTTAGGTTCTTCGTTTATTATTTCTGTTTCACTCATGCTCTAACTACTCCTGTTGGATCGTCAACTACTGCTTCCACAGTATCGTCATTAATTAAACGAAACTCTTGTCCGTACATTTTCATGCGAGTACCTGAATAAGCTCTAAATATTACCCAATCTCCAGCTTTACACCAATTTCCACTAGGAAATCTTTTAGTATCGTTGTAACACTCTGGTCCTAGTTTTAAAACAAATCCGCAAATATTGCTTACTTCTTCATCTTTAACTGTTGTGGATGCTTTAATAATACCACCTTCTGTTTTTTCTTCCGCAGTAGGCATTGCAATTAGAATCTTCCAGCCTTTAGGTTCAGGCAGTTGACTTTTAACTTCATCATCTACTATAGGAGTTTTAATACTTTCTGGTTGAGGTAATTTTATTGCTTTTTTATTACTCATATTTTGCACGACTTTAGGAGTCGAGTTCCTATTTTTCTAAGTTCCTTTGGACATAATCCAAAAGTTCTCTCTCTGCAAGGGCTAAACCCTCGACAATACCAGCCATTTTTTGATACTCGGAGAAATCTTTACAAGCTCCTGTACTCATATGGTCAGCATGTTCATTCATCATACCACGCAGCTTCAACTTCATATGTTCTGAAAGTGATAGCTCTGTGATATCATTATTCATTCTTAGTGATATCTTTTCCTATATTCAAACCTATGTCAATACCTTTTTGGTATTCTTCTCTTTCTGCTTTATCTTCTATTTGTTTATTTGCAAGCAAATCGCTAGCAGTTGCTTGTCCTATTCTAGCACCAGCAATTTCAGCTTGAGTTTTAATACGTTCTTTTTCTATCTCATCTCTAGCAGCAGCTTTTGCAGCATCCAACTGTAATCTACTTCTGTCTTCTTCTATCTTACGTTGAAGCTCACCTTCTTTAATAGCCATTTCTCTTTCTTTAGCCATTATTAATGGGTCTTTTTGTTGTTCTTGTATTCTTTCTTGCTCTGCTTTTTGTTGCGATGTTCCAAGAACTCTTTGAGCTGCTTCTGCTACCATACTAGAAATACGTTTTTCTACATCTGCTGGTAATACTTCTCCTTCTGGAGGTAATTCAACTCCCATTTCAGCTTCTACTTCTTTTCTATATTTCATAGTTAAGTGTTCATTAACGTAAGCTGAAGCTGCTGCAAGTATTGCAGGAGCTTGAGGACTTTGTTCTACAGTTTGCATAATCTCTGGATTCTGTTGAGCAGAAGCAACTACAGCAATGTGTGCTTCATGATCTTGTTCTATAAATGCTTGTACAGGTTTTCCATTAATTAAGTTTTGTACAGCCGTTACTGGGTCAACAGGTTTAACATCATCTGTATCAGGAATAATGTCTTGTACATCTTCTATTCCTAGTACATTTAACATCTGCCTATGTAATTCAGGAAGGTTATACATTTCAGGAGATGATTGTGCCAACTGCATAGCAGCTTGATATTGCATTATTCTTTGAGCCATTGTAGCTGCATTGGGGTCTGATACAGGCAATACATCTACTCTGTTGTCAAAGTCTTCTGCTTTAATAAACTCTTCTTCATCTGTTTCATATGGATAAGCAGGTTCTGTAAAATCTTTTACAATGCCAACCAATATATCAAATTCTTTTCTCATGGATGCGTGTAGCCTTGCTTGCACCGCACTCATTACTTTTTGATTTCTTTCTAGTAAAGCCAGTGTAGTTCCTACTGGAGCTTGGCTATTCATGTCAGATACTTTCATATCAGAGATGCTAGCAAAACGCCTGCCTTCTTCTACTATGTTTTGTAACAACTGGTATAAAGTTCCTGATGGTTCTTTGTATGGTAAGAAAGTAATGTTGTCTCTTATAGCTCCACCTGGAACATCAACATCTCTAAACTCTCCAGGCATGATTGGGGTATCATCACCTTTTATACGCAAGCCTCTTGCTTTTAAACCACCAGGAAGGTTAGATAAAGTACCAGCATCTACTAATTGTCTTAGTATAGATGTGGCTGATTTAGCCAATCCACCAACCATGTGTATCAAGCCAAAGCCATAAAATCCTAATCCTGGAAGGTATTGATAGTGAACAAAGTGCATTCTTCTAATTTTTTTAGGATCGTCTTCGTAATAGTTTCTGCGAATACTAAGAATAATCCCACTTGGAAAATCAATCGTTACAACGTAAGGTATAGCTATACCTGTTTCTTCTCCTGATTCATCAGTATCTTCATAACCTTCTAAATCTAAATCTACTTGCATTTCTAATACTGTATGACTTTTATCGTAGTTATAAGTATCAGACTCGCCTGTTATATCGTTGTATTTTTTTGTAATATCAGAAGTGCTCTGTGAACCATCTGGTATTTCTATGTCTCTATAAAATCCATTGACTTGCATTTTTCTAATAATATTAGAAGACTTACGCATAACGTGTGTTGCACGTTCACAAGTTTCTAAATCACTAGCACCATAATTAACCACTACGTCTTCTGCTGGTACAAAAATTGAGCTGGGTCTATCTAAACTAGGATCAAAGTAAACTTTACGGAAAGCAGAGCCTGCCAAAGGTAAAGAAAATAACATCTTTTCTGTTTCTGTTCTGTATTCAGACATCTCATGCGTTAGTAAGTAGTTTAAGTAATCTTCTACTCGTTGAGATTGTTTTTCTTTTTCTTCTGTTACTTTACCAACTATCTTAGTTCTTACAGGTCCTTGAGCAGGAAACATCTCTGTTATGGATTGGGATTGGAAACGTATAACAGCCTCGCTTAACATAGGATGGAATACGCCACATGCACCTGCCCAAGGCTGCGTTCTTTCTTCTATCTTTAAACCTAATTGATCTAAACCTTTAGTGTAAGTTTCTTCCCAATCGGAACGAGATTCTCTATCTCCGTTGTAAGAACTTACTAATTCTCCACCAAGTTCTTGTAATACTTTGTCATCCATAAACTCTGCAAGATTAGAATCAAAGTCTTCATCGCCTACTTCTGTAGCATTAGGATCAAAATCAATAATCATGCCACCATCCTCAGTGTCTGTAATAACTGATTCAGGATTTTCTATTTCTATAGTGAGTTCTTCTTCAGGTTCTTGTTCTATCAATCCATCTATAGGTGTAGCTGGTTGTCTTTCTATTGCCATTTAAATATCCTAATAATAATTTGCAGTTCGGTTGTGTTCTAAAGGTTCATCTTCCTCATCTGAATGCAAAGGAATAAAACCACCTTGCCTGAATCTTAACAGAGCTTGCGTAGTGCTATCAACTAAATCGTCATGTTCCATATTAGGGAATCCAGCAAATTCTTCAACTACTTCTTCAGCCCATCTGGTTGCAGGAGCGTGTACAATTCCTGAAGCAAACAAATCAGATACTGCATTCACTCTTGATATTTTGTCGTTACCTCTACTGGGTGTGTATTCTTGTACAGGAATTCCTATTGCTCTTAATTCAAAGATTAAAGGTAAGCCAGCAGCTTTTGCTTCTACAATGAACGCATCAGGCTTATAGGCGTTGTACTTCTCGAAAGCCATTTTCTTTAGCTCAGGGAACTCTAAACGCTCTTTATAGGCATCTAATAATATAAGGTTAGGAGCTAGCATTCCATCGTCATCTTCTTTGTAGAAAACTCCCCATGTCGTACATGCAGAGTAGTCAGCCCTTTGATTCTTTAAAAAAGCCGTGTCCCAACTTTGAATAACAAATTCACAATCGGGTGGTTCTTTACCTTCCCATACTTTCCACCACTCTCTTTTAACAATCGCCCCTTCTTCTGAAGTAGGGTCTTGTTGGTACTGAGCCATCCATTTACTGTTGGGTAGCTCCGCTTTCAATGCTTGTAATTCTTCCATCTTCCAGAACTCAGCCCATAGTGGGTTTCCAGAAGGCATGATTGCAGGAAGTTCTATGACTTCCCATTGGTCTGCACCGCCACGCTTTATACTTGCGTCAACAACTTGACCTGTTAAATCTTTATTGTGCCACCTTGTCATCACCATAACGATTGCACCATTAGGCTGTAAACGCTGTCTTGGACCAGATGTGTACCACTCGTAGGTACGATTGAAGACATTCATGTCCGCACTAGCACCTTCTTGTTCTGAATGAGGGTCATCAATGATAAGTAGGTCTGCACCTTTACCCGTAACCGCACCACCGACACCAATCGCAAAGTAATCTCCGCCTTGGTTTGTGTTCCAACGACCAGCAGCCTTACTGTCTGATTGCAAACTGACATCAGGAAACACAGCTTTGTAATCTGGGCTGTTGACTAAGTTCCTGACCTTCCTACCAAAGCCAACCGCTAATTCTGCCGTGTGAGCCGTTTGAATGATCTTCTTATCTGGGTACTTACCTAGAAACCATGCAGGCAATAAGTACGAAGCAAACTCACTCTTGGTGTGTCTGGGGGGCATATTGATAATCAAACGCTTTAATTCGCCCTTAGCGACTCTTTCAAACGCATCAGCCATTATCTCGTGGTGTTTACCATGAATAAAAGCTGACCACATCTCCCCAACAAAGGTCATAAAGTCTTCATGGCATTTCTCTCTACCTTTAGCTTGCTCTAGTTCTTCTAATAAGACTAACAGTTCTTGCTTTTGTATAGGAGAGAGGTTCTTGACTTTACTCAGTACATTTTTATTCATACTTAATATGTAGTATTTACTTAGTAAGTAGATACTTCTTAAATTATAAACTTATTAAGTAAATACCAGTAGGCACTTATTGGGTATATACTGGGTAATAAGTATGTACTAGGTATATATATCTACAGATTTTAACATATTGCACCCCCTTCACATAAAAAGCAACCCTAAATTTGAAAAAATAATATGGGGGTATGGGACTCCTAGGGCTTTATATAAAACAGGGGGGGTACTTTACAGAAACAAGCTAGCAAAATGCAATATATAGGGGTAGTCTGCAAATATTAGTAATAGTTTGAGCAAAGCACTATGTATATATGATAGTCAGGTAGCCGAATCTGTCAGAGGGGGTGTGGGGGTCGTGGTAGGTGTGGGATTCCTCAGACAAAAGGGGCGCTTACTCCGCTTCCTGTTCCTTCAATAGAGCCACGATCTTAGCCTCAATCTCTTCCTCTATGTCTACGCTGTCCCTAGACTCCTTGATCTCTATGGTGTCACTAAATAGGTTAACTGTTTTACCCAATAGGCTGAGTGCTGTAATGCGTGCTGAATCTGAGTCCGCTTCCTTACTCTCTTTCATGAGTCTCTCCAGTACATAGGTCCTTGTTCGTAGGGATGATGCCACTGCAGACGTTTCTTTTCTCTCTATCGCTCTATGCAAGCTTAGTGCTATCTTAGGGTTTGCTACCAACTTAGATGCTTCTACCTCTACCCACTTAGG